TGGGTAAAGAGTGGGATGCTTTTGTTCCACAACCTATAGTTTGGAAAGAAGTTTTAAGAGTGTTGAAACCTGGTGGGCATATGCTTGTGGCTTGTGGTACTAGAACACAACATTTGATGGGGTTTAGTATAGAGTTTGCAGGTTTTGAATCTAGAGATGTTATATCGTGGCTTTATATGTCAGGTTTTCCAAAAAGTCACAACATTGGTAAAGCTATAGATGAAAAACTTGGCAACAAAAGAGAAGTTGTTGGTGCGAAAGAAGTTAAAGATTTTTCATTACATAAAGGCTCTATGATGGGTAAAGAAACAACGGAAAATTTTGAAACTAAGTCAACCATAATAGAAGAAACTAATGGTGACTCAGAATATGAAGGTTTAGGTACAGCATTAAAACCCGCTGTTGAATTTTGGGGGTTATGGAGAAAACCATTATCAGAAGGTACAATAGCTGATAACGTATTGAAACACGGAACAGGTGGTATTAATATAGATGGTTGCAGAATTCCTAATTCTGGCGAAGACTATTATGATTTAGAAAAAAGAAAAGAATCTAAAGGTAGCGGTGAAGATACCCCTATAAATTTTACAGGTCGTGAACAAGATAATAAGCATGGTGTAGTTGAAAAAGGTAGATTTCCTAACAATGTATTACATGATGGCTCTGATGAAGTATTGGATTCATTACCCGAACTTGGTCGTCGTTTTTTCTATTGTGCGAAACCAAGTAGAAACGAAAGAGATGCAGGTTTAGAAAGTTTTGAAGACCAAGATAAAGTTGGTGAGTATTGTTTATCTTATCATGAAGGCGAAAAACGAATTGATAATACAGAAGCAGTTAAAAACGTACACCCGACAGTTAAACCAATAGCACTTATGCGTTATTTGTGTAGACTAATTACCCCACCTGGTGGTACAATACTCGACCCTTATATTGGTTCAGGTAGTACTGGTGTTGGTGCTATTATGGAAGATTTCAAATGTATTGGTATTGAACGAGAAGAAGATTATGCCAAGATAGCGGAAGGAAGAATTAATCATTGGGGACAGCAAACTTTAGTGTATGACCCTGATGAAGTAGTAGTTGAAGAAACAGCATTAGACTTTTTATAAGGAAATATATGATAGTTTTTATAGCCGACATCCATTTTGGTTGGCAAAATTTTAACAAAACATTTTTTAAATACCAATTAAACTACTTCCAAAACGAACTATTTCCCTACTTAATAGAAAACAATGTAAAAAATGTTATCTGTTTAGGGGATTTGGTTCATCATAGAGAATTGATTGATATTTACATGCAACAACAATTAGACGAACATTTTTATTCGTTTTTCGAAGAAAACAATATAAATTTCCATTATCTTATTGGAAATCACGATTTGTATTATAAATCTACAAATGATGTATCTTATGCGTATACAATAAATTACGATAAATTTCATATAGTAGATAAACCTGATATTCTAAATATCGATGGTATAAATATTGGTTTAGTTCCTTGGGGTAATGAAGATAAAATGCCAAGTCCTTATGCTGTTGATATGTTATGTGGTCATTTTGAAATAAGTGGCTTTTTAAATAATTCAGGTAATGATAATGGTAGCAGATTGAAAATTTCAGATTTTTCAGAATACCCCATTGTTTATAGTGGGCATTACCACATACAAGATAAGAAAAGCAACATTCAATATTTAGGGTCTCCTTACCAAATGCGTAGGGATGATTTCGGAACACCGAAAGGCTTTTGGTATTATGATGGCGAAATGAAGTTTAAAGCGAATGAAACATCTCCAAAGTTCATTAAGGTAATATATGATGAAATAGGCGATGAAACAACCATATCTGTGGATGATGGGTTGGATATGGCGTTTGATACAACAGATATGCAACATGCCATATCTCAAATTGGTAATAACTTTGTAGATGTTGTAGTTAATAAAGCCACTAATAAAACAGATTTGGAACATTTCATAAGCGATATACCTAATTATAAAAGAAGTAAATATGTTGAAATGTTGGAAGATTTTACTAAAGAAGTTGAAAATATAGATGAAGATGCAGACAATTTAGAATTATGTATGTATTATATAGATAATCTCACATTTGAAGATGATATTGAAAAAGAATATATTAAAACGAGAATTTCAACATTGTACGATAATGCCAAACAGGATATAGGCGAATGATAGCGTTTAATAAACTAAAGTGGCGAAATTTTTTATCGTATGGTAACGATTGGAACGAATTCGAATTTCAAAAAGGAATAACATCCATACAAGGTGCAAATGGTTTTGGAAAATCAGTATTAGAAGACGTTTTATGTTATGTTTTATACAATAAAGCTTACCGTGACATAAATTTATCGAAATTGGTAAATTTAAAAAACAAAAGTAATTTAGAAGTTGAATTATATTTTACCAAAAACAACAAGAAACATAAAGTCAGAAGAACCATGAAGATGAAAGGTGAAGCTGATTTCTTTGGTGTTTTTGAAGAAGTTCAAGGCGAGTGGGTATTAATCCCACAATCTGCACATAAAAAAGATTATCAGAAGCAATTTGAAGAAAATATTCTTGGTATGAGTAGATACTATTTTGAGATGATTGTAATAAAATCATCTTTAAAGCCTTTATCTTTCATTTCCCTCCCAAAAAAGGACAGAATGGGGTTTATGGATAACATATTCTCCATTCATCTTTTTGACCATATTACGAAGCAGAATAAGGATTTTTTGAAAGCTTTGAAAGATGATAGGTTGGTTACAGAAAATACCCTTGATTTGAAGAAAGGTTATTTAGAACAACAAAAAGCTTTAATTGCTGAATCTGAAAAACAACTTAATGATGTAATACAACAACAAATAAACGAAAATAGGGAAAAACGTGGTCAAATTATAGAAGACCTTGAAAAGTATAAAAAGGCAAGTACTATAATGGATAAGTTCAAAACAAAGAACGCAGTCCTACATAATAATAAAAGGGATAAAGAACGACTACTTAGAACCACACAAGATGAAGTATTACAACACAAAACAAATATAAATGTTTCAAAGAATAAAATGCTTTCGTTTGAAAAATACTGCCAAGGTTGTGAAAAGTTTGAATTGATAAAGAAAGATGAAAAAATCGATGTGTATTTAGCCAAAATAGAAGAATTGGAATTATATGTTGATAATAACATTACAAATGATTTGTCAAGTATAAACAAACAACTTAAAGACATGGAAGAATTTTTAGCTAAGGATTATGAAATTAGTTCTACATTAAGTAGGTTAAAATCAGAATTTTCACATATTGATGATAAACTAAAACAGTTAGAAGTTGAAATAAACAAGAAAGTTGAAAAACCAATTATAAAGAATATAGAAAGTGATATAGAAGAATTGATTGGAAATGTTTCTACATTAGATTTTAATGAACGACACGAACAACTTATTAAAAAGCTTATACAACCTTTAAAGTTCTATATAGTTAGAAGATGGATGCCATATTTTAATTTAACTTTGAACGAGTACCTTTATAAATTTGGGATAGATATTCATGCTGTGTTTGATGAACAATTTAAAGAAACTGTTAGGTTTAAGAATGGGGATGAAGTAGATTATAATGCTTTGAGTAATGGGCAAAAGAAACGATTAGCCTTGAGTATTATGTTATCACTTATGGATTTAAGCAAGAAAATTAAAAATCAAAGCTACAACCTTTTAATTATGGATGAAGTTATAGATGGTTTAGACCAAGAAGGAGTTTCAAGTTTGTTAGAAATTTTAAAAGAAAAAGAAGATATGGAACTCATATTTATAGCACATAATGTTCAATTAGAAGATTCTATAATTAACAGAAGAATAGAGATATCAAAAGAACAAGGTTTTTCTAAATTTAATTATGTAACGTAAAATTCCTTTAAATATGGTTAAAATAAAAGAGATTTCAGGCACGAAATCTCTTTTTTATAAATAATAGTATGAAAAGAGTTAAATGTCAAATATGTAATACTGTGTGTAAAAACTTATTTGGTTTATCCAGACATATACATTTAAAGCATGAAAACACAAACCGACAAAAATATTATGATAAATATTTATTAATTGGTGATTGTGGTAAATGTGTAATATGTGGTAATAAATCTAAATTTAACAGTATGGTTAAAGGATATTATAATACGTGTACTTCAAAAAAATGTAAGACAGCTTTAAGAAAACAAACATGTTTAAAAAAATATGGGGTGGAAAATGTTATGTTAATTAATGATGTTAAAGAAAAATTAAAAACAACGGTTATGGAGTTGTACGGAGTTGATAATATATCTAAGTTAGAAAATATTAAAAATAAGAAAATAATAACATGTTTAAAAAAATATGGGGTGGAAAATCCTAATCATATTAAAGAAGTTCGTGATAAAATATTAAAATCTGGATATCAATCAAAATCTTATATTCTGCCATCAGGTAAAGAAGTTAAAATTCAAGGATATGAATGGATGTTTTTGGATGAATATTTTAATAATGGTGGGTTAGAAGAAGATATATCGACACAAGGAAAAGATATAGATAAGATATGGTATTATGCAGAAGATGATAAGAAACATAGATATTATCCAGATTTTTATATAAAATCTACAAATACTATCATAGAAGTTAAAAGTGTATATACATATAATAAAGATTTAAATAAAAATTTATTAAAAGAAAGAGCCTGTTTAGATATGGGGTATGAATTTGAATTTAAAATATATAATAAATAATAAATAATTTAAGGAGATATAAACAATGTTTTATATTAAAGTAAGCGGTATGGGCAAACTTATTTTTAGTGATACATACGAGGATTACATCACCGATGATAATAGTGTTAAACATATCGAAGGTTTTATTATAGACCAAAGAACTGGTATTGCTGGTGGTTTTGGTGTTAATGATGTCAAAGAAGTTACATTTACAGTTAGTGCTGATGCCTCAACGGCAGAATTCACACTAACACAAGCGGATTATAATCATGTGCCTGTAGTTGGTGATAGTATTTGGGCAAGACTAAAAGATGATGATGGGACAATTGTAAAATTGGCTGTTAGTGCTGTAGAGTATGATGAATTTGTTTATACAAATGATGTTAATACTTCATCAATTGTTGCGAAACATAATACTTTATTCATAGACGACCAAGATTGGGATACTGACGATTTAGTTAATGCTGGTGATGTTGTTACATTGGCAGGTTTAACAGAATCAGCAGATAACACAGATTGGGAAGTTAGAGCTATTAGTGTGGGTACTGGCGATACAACTATTACACTTGAACAAGTTGCAGACGATACTACAGTACTTGAACCACAAGCAGATTTAACAACAGATTTCACACTAACAGTTGATATCGATGTTGACGAAGAAGAGATTGCTGCTGGTAGTTTGATTCACGCTAAAGAAAATCTTATAACATTATTAGGCGACACAAGATATGGTGATGATGGTTTAATCGAAGCTGGTGATGGTATAACAATTTCTGGTACTGGTACGTCTAATGATGTAACAGGTGATAGTTCTGATGGTGTACATATTGTTGAAAGTATTTCTGATGATGCCACAGATACAGAAATTAGAATTCATAATACAACTATAGCTGGCGATATGGTAGCGGATACTTTTGCTGATGATGGTAATGTTACGATTACGACAGAAGCTAATGATATTTCATACGATGCTACAAGCGTGGTTATGTATGCTGATAGAAATGATATTGAAATTAATTATACAGGCGATGTTCCCGAAATACTTGCTTATCTTATAGTTGGTGATGATATAACTTTAACTGGTCCTGGTGATGCTACAAATGATGGTACATACGAAATTTCAGAAATTGACACATCACAAGCAAATACTATAATTATTACAACTGTTGAAGCTATACCTAGTGATGCAGTAACTAATGATACCGCAGGGGATAAAATCGAAACTACTGATGATGTTGTATTTACAAATGCAAGTGATAGCTCAGAAATTATAGAAAAAGTTTCAACTTTAACTTGGGAAGACGAAGACCTTACAAATATATTAGAAGTTGGTGACACATTCACTTTAGCAACCACAGATACAAGCGATGGTTCATATGTTGTTAGAACAATTTCAAGCGATGGTACAGATACAGTAATTACAACTGATAATTCTAATCAATGTAGTGTTGATGATGTATTTGATGGTACTGATGAAGTAATTGGTAGTACATATAAGAAGTATGATTTTACAAATTTAGATACAATTGTAAGGGCAAAAAGTACTTTAGTAATTCACGATAACGCATTAGATACAAATCATGCTGTTACAGGTGAAAAGTATGCGAATATTACAACAATGAACGATTTAATTATTAGAAGAGATGGCGAAACTGATATAGATATAACTATTGAAACTATATCTGATGATGGTACTGATACTACTATATTAGTTGAAGAAGCAATTGCTACTATAGCCGATTTAGAAGGCGCGAGTATCATAGCCCCCGATAGAACAATTACATTTACAAATTCTGTAGCTACTTCTGAAATTATAAGTGGTGGTACACAAAGAATAGTAATACAATGTGCATCTACCGATGAAATGGATGTACTTGCTACATATTTCGATTACCCAGAAGAACTTACAGTTACTATGGCTAACGGTTCTACTACTTTAGGTGGTGGTACTGATACTAATAATGGGGCTCATGTTGTAGACGCAGTAGATATTAATGTTCCTGATTTAAAATTTATAATGTATATTACAATCGCTTCAACACTTTATGATGAAACATTAAGTGGTGTGGATGAAACATTTGAAGTAACGAATGATTTTATTTGGGAAAGTGCTGCTGATACGGCAATAACACAAGTTGATGCTTATTTAGAAATAACAGGTGCAACGCCTGATTCAGATGGATATATAATAGCAACAGATACTTTAACAATATCTGGGTCTGAATCTAATGATGGTGATTATGTGGTTGCCGTTATTAGTGAAGCTGGTGGTACAACAACAATTTCATTCACAGAAACACCGAAAGTTCTTGTTGATGAAACATTAAGTGGTGACGAATATATAAAAATATTAGATACTGTAACATTCACAAACTCAAGTGCAACTTCTTCATATGTAATTACAAGTTATGCTAAGATAGTATGGACAGGTGAAGATTTAACAACATACTTAGCACAAAATGAAGTTATAACTTTAGCAAATACTACAGGAACTACAAATGATGGGGCTAAAAATATTACTGATGATGTTGGCGCTGTTACATTTGGTGCTGGTGCTACTACAATATGGATAGACGAAAATTTAACAACAGAAGCAAGTTTACCTGATGGTGACCCTGATACTGCTGTGACCATCACAAATACAGGAAATACGATAGTTTGTACTGTTGGTAGTAATGATGTTACAAGTTATGTATCAGCTAAAAATACAGAATCTATTGTTTGGACTGATAGTGATTTAACTATAGTATTACCATATTTTGAAGCAGGTGATACTGTAGATATTTATTCTACGGAAGTAGGTGATAATATTTTATTACTTGCAGACCAAGTTTTAACAAGTGCTGCAGAAGCTGGTGGTGATATGACTCTTGTGATAACAGGCACAGACATTACAACTACTTATCCTTACGGATTATCAGATAATATGACATTTGTAAATAAATCTAAAACTGTTGACTATGTAGTAGGTGCAGGGGCGGCGACTACAGGTGCAGTAACTGTAGATGTTGATAGAATTGTTATAAACGGATATTGGGTTGGTAGTGGAGTTGGTGTATTTACATCTGACGATTATGTGACTATTGATAATGGTGATGATGCAGGTACTTATGCTGTAAGTTCTTGGAATTACGATACTGATGTAGCTGGTGATACTGTTATAATCTTAGATGCAACAGCACACGCGTGGGATTTAACAGAAGATACTGACCCACAGGGTGTTGCGGGAATGACATTATCATATGAAGGTACTTATACATACACAGAAGACGATAGCGGTACTTCAACAGCAACAAGTGGTTTACCAACTATATATATTGTTGGTGCTGAATATTTAACTGATGACATTAAAGAATTTGGTGATGGTGATGTATTCTATATGGAAGAATTAGTTGATAATATTGCTTATAACGGTAGCGATTATCCATTTACAATTTCTGCCATTACATCTGAAAATGGAGATGCGGATACACAAATTGTTGTTGAGGAAAGCTGGTTACTTATAGATGAAACATTAGACGTTACAGCGGTGACGCCAGTTGAATTTCACACAGATGATGAGCTTGATGCCGATGTTACAGTTAATAACCCAGGTGGTGTTATTGGAGTGGGCGATGCGACTAGAACTTCATTTGTTTTAACTGTGGATTGTGATACTTATAATCCTAATATTGTTAAAATTACAAATGTAGATTTTAATACAGCAGCTTACAATATTGAAACTATTTGGGATGATGAACCCGAAGCATAAAACATATTGAAAATAATTGAGAAAAGGCTTGACAAATCAAGCCTTTTTTCGTATATTATATGTAAAGCATTTTTAGGAGTTATATGGCTAAGAAAAAGAGAGAAATAGAGAAGTACTCATTATTATGGTGGGTTCAGATTATAAATGGTGGTATACAAGCACCAGAACACGAAATTTTAGATAATATCAACACCTATGATAAATTTATGATAAATAGATTTTTTTCAAATGTTGAAGAATTATTACAACTAGCAAATATGTCCAACAAAGAAGGTTTTTCACGACTGATGCATTTTAAAATGATAAGAAGTGCATATAGGGCTAAAATGTCGTATAATAGCGATGATTGTAGACCAAAGTATACAAGTAAAGAAATATGGCAGTTGTTATCATCAAAACTATTAAAAAAGAATCCTGATATTTCTATGATTACAGACTATTTTAATGTTAATATTGAAGTAGCTCAGAAATATTTAAAATTAATTTCTAAAGAAGAATTACAAGAAATTAGAGATTATTATAAAATGATAGAAAGTTTTAATAAAATAACAAAAACAAAATTAAGCAAGAAAGATATGGAATAGGCATTATTTATATTCCTTTTTTATAAATAATAGTAAATAGGAATAACTAATATGCCGTTTAATCCAATTAATAAAAGTAAATCTTCATCGTTTATGTTCAAACTACATAATGATTTAGAAGATGTCGAATTTTATGTGATTGATGCCAAATTACCTGGTGTATCAATCGAAATGAATACGGTTAATGCTCCGAGTTTATCTTATCCCAAACCTGGCGATTTGTTAACATTTGAAGAATTACCATTAACCATTTTAAGTGACGAAGGGTTAGAAATTTGGACAACACTTTTCGAGTTTTTAACACAAACAACAATGAGAGCAGATAGAATATATACAGATATTGAAACTCCTTCATTTGATGGAATTTTGTATTTACTAACAAATAAAGGAAATCCTTTTAAGAAAGTAGTATATAAAGATTGCTATATTAAAGATTTATCAAGTTATGATTTAAAAATAGAAGATGACGATGTTAAAACATTTTCTACTAATGTCGCATTCAGTTATTGTTATATAGAGGATATTGATGAGTAAAATCGTTAAGGATGGAGGATTTTATAAGTGTGAGAATTATTATTCATATCTTAAAAACCCCGAAAAATATATAAGAGAAGATAAAAAAGTAACCGCAAGAAGTGGTTTAGAAATTGATTATTTTAAAAAATTTGATAATAATAAAAATATATTAGAATGGAATTCTGAAAATATTGCAATACCATATATGAAACCCACATTCAATAAATATGGTACTATGACAGGAATGAGTAAAAGAAATTATTATCCAGATATTTATATTAAAATTAGAAATAAACAAGGAAATATAGAAGAAGTATTAGGGGAAATTAAACCTAAGAAACAAATATATCAACCAAAATTAGGAAAAAGGAAAACTGAAAAAGGAAAAAAGAATTTTATAAACGAAAAAATTCGTTGGTTTATAAATATAAGTAAGTGGGATGCCGCTGGTAAAGTAATTGAAAATATACGAAAACGTCACACTAGAAACATTCGTTTTATGTTACTTACAGAAGATGAAATATTCGATTGGGAAATTATAAAAAAGGAACTAAAAATATGAAGAAATTATTTGAAGATTTTGCTTTCATACTAGAAGGCTTTTCTAACTATAAAGATATGTTGGACACCATACTATATCATTGTAGGGGTAAATTAATGGCTATAGATGGGCAAACACCTACTGAAAAAGGTCTTGATAAAATGGGCTTTAGAAGAAGAACCATTATAAAAATTGATGATGATATGGATATTACTATATATTTTTATCCGTTTCTTAGAAGAATGCAATCATTCGCAGACCCAATCAATAGACAGTTACATATAGGTATATTAGAACTTATATCGTATAAAGGAAAGGGTTACAGACGTTATGGAAGTAAAAAAGCATGGAGTAATTTTCAAAAAGAAATGATGAACCCGAAAATGCAACAAGCTATTATAGTTTTTCCATCTATATTCAGGGATAAAAGTTTTGCTGATTTTGTAGAAAATGCAACCATAAAACCAATGGATAGACCTAAAACATTTGATAATATTTTAGCTGCGGTTGCACATGAAATTACACATATTTCTCAAATTAAGCATGGTGGTATGAAATGGGATGCAAAAAGAAACGAAACAGAATTTGATAAACTACCTGACAATATTAAAAGTAAATATGGTGATGCTAGAAATTATTACAGAACTAAGACACATATGAAATCTCCAATGGAGCACGAAGCAAGATTAATAGAATATTTCCAACATATAAAAAGGAAATCCTATGATGCTGCTTATAAATTATTTGGTAAAAATTATGCGTACTTGGGGGCATTTAAGAAAAGAAAAGTGTTAAAAACTATGGTAGATTTTGGTCTTTCATTTGCAGAATATAAAAGATATTTACAGTATATTCACCGTATAATGAATGATGGGGTTGAAGAAGATGGTTATATGTTTTATGCTGATAATGCAAGAAATCTGTTCCACCCAAAAATTATAGAATATTTTAGAAGTTTTACTATGATAAGTATTCTTAAAAAACTTAAAAAGAGTTTTTTCGATAAAGGTTATGATAAAAAATATCCTAAAATTTTAAAATCATTACAAAACGGATTTGACGAAATTGGCTAAAGATAAAAAATCAATATCTAGTGTACAACAATCCGCTTTAAATAGAAAGTTTGGAACGAAATATAGAACTCGTGACCAAGTAGAAGTTGCTATCAGAAAATTAGTAAAACAAAGAAACCAAATATTACTAAGATATAAAGCAGCTAAAGAGAAAAGATTAAAAGCAAAAGGGGTACAACTTAAAGAAAAGAAAGAAACACCTGGTTCTAAAAGATTTGACCCACACGGTATTTTTCATTTTACATATAAACACCCTGTATCAAAACCACATATATGGGATATTAAACCCCTTGTAATCATGTTGGGTATGGAAAAGGGAAAATATGGTAGAATGATATTAGGTGTGAATTTACATTGGATTCCAAGACATTATAGATATGCTTTTTGGACTTATATAAAAACTACGTATGAAGATTTACAAGCAAGAGGTAAAGGAAAAGAATTACCTCTATTAATATATAAAGAAATTAAAAACATTAGACAACTTAAACCCGCAATGCAGGCGATACGAAAATATTATTTAAATAGAATTGGTAGCGTTGTAAGAGTTCCAGAGGATGATTTTACTAATATATTCAATAAATATAGAAGTTTAAAGAAAATTATTAGAAAACCAGTACCTGAACTATTAAATAGGAGATAAAAATGCCGAAAGATAAAAAACCAACATTAATGGAGAACCTAAAAAGGAATTTCTTTCCATCGAAGGATGTAGGAAATCCTAACTATAGTGTTAGTATTTACCATCCAACAAGAAAAGAAATGACATTTGCGGTAGAGGATAGTCGCGCTACTGGTATGAATTTCGATATGTTTGGTATGGATGCCGAAACAGGTCTAACAGGTGATAGACTTATTAGAAGATGGCGACAATTAGCAATGCACCCAATACCAGCAGAATGTATTGATGAAATTGTAAACGATGCTGTAGTATTAGAAGATGAAGTTACTAAAATTGATACAGCTAAAGTTGCGGATACTTATGGTGAAGAAATCGCAGAAAAAATTGAAGAATCATTTATAAAAGTAAAAGAACTTTTGGAATATGAACAAAAAGCAGATGTTTTATTTACACAATTTTTTATAGATGGTATGTTGCCATTTGAAATTGTGTATGATAATAAAAAACTTACTAATGGTGTTGCAAGAATTGACCAATTAGCACCTTTTTCTTTAAGAAAAATATATCAGATTGATAACAAAAGATTTGTATGGCGTTATAATATGGCAGAAGGTGAAGAGTATAGAAACAATATTAATAATATGGATTTACTTATACCTGCTGACCAAAGATTTGATAACGTTGAAGAACTTCAAGAAGAACAAATTGTTGTAATTAATAGTGGGATTTGGGATAGTGCTAAGATGATGTATATATCTCCAATATATTACGCTATGCGTAGTATTAACCAACTTCATTTAATTGAAGATAACCTTATTATGTATAGATTAACACATGGTGCAGATTCTCGTGTGTTTCATATAGATACTGGTAAGATGACTAAAGATAAGGCAGAAGCTTACGTTGCCCGTTTAAAAAGACTATATGAACAGAAGAAGTATTATAATACAAGTACTGGTGAAATTGACGACCAAAAACAAGTTCGTGTAATTGGTGAAAACTTTTGGTTTCCAAGAAATAGTGATGGGCAAGGTTCAGATATAACAACCGTTTCAGGTGGTAATATGGATTTAGGTGACCTTAAAGACCTTGACCACTTTATTAAGCAGGTTTATGGTGCTTTTGGTATTCCTAAGAGTAGAAGAAGGTCAGCTGATGATTCAGCAGAAGTAAGATTTTCATCTGCATCTGACCCAAATATTCTTCGTGAAGAATTAAATTTCAGTAAAAAAGTTAGAAATTATAGAAGAAACTTTGAAAAGCTATTCTATGAATGTATTAAAAGAGATATGATTGCCAAGAAAGAACTTACAATGACTGATTGGTATAAAGTGAAGAATAAAATAGATTTTATATGGGATTCTGATAATTATTATGAAACTATGAAGGAATTTTATATCCTTGACCAAAAAATGACTATTCTTGAAAGAGTTCAACCATTTATCGAAGAAGGTTTCTTTACTAAAGATTGGGCAATTAGAAATGTTCTTAAATTTACTCGTGAAGAGTGGGATGAAATGAACAAAGAAAGAGACACATTCAGAATGAAAGATATCGATTTTGCTAAAGATAAAGAAGGTGGCGAATTCGGTGGCGGAGGAGGTGCTGACTTCGGTGGCGGAGGAGGTGCTGGTGGCGAATTCGGTGGTGGAGGAGGTGGTGACTTCGGTGGTGACTTCGGTGGTGAAGGAATGGAAGGTGAATTCGGTGAAGAAGGCGGCGAATTCGGTGAAGAAGGAATGGAAGCAACCGAAGCTGGTGGTGATGACTTCGATAGCGACTCCCTTAAACAAGAAACATCAAACGATGGTGAAGAAGCTACATATATAGAAGATAGTATAAACCAAGTTTACGATACAGAAAAAATGATACAAGAGTATAATTTAAAAGAAAAAGATAAAATCAAGATAAATGGTAATACATTTATACTTAAAGATAATAAATTAAAATTACACGAGTAATAGATGGCAGAAAAACCTGATATAGTTGAAGTGATTCGTCACGATGATAATGAGAAATTTCTTAAAGAAGAAGTATCAACATTAAGAAAAGAATTATACGAGCTTAAAACTACTCTATTTGAAGAAGTAGAGAATTTAAAGAAAACAGATAGTTTAAGATATAATAGAATAAACTATGATGTCTTTAATTGTATATCTGATATAAATGAAACATTATCTAAAATATCAACAGATGACGAAGATTCTGATGCAGAATTAACATCGCTTAATGAACGATTAACACAAATAATTAAGAAAGATTCTAAGTTCTATGATAACATAAAAGAAGATAATAATGATGTTATAGAAATTATAAGGGAATCAAGTTTTTACGAAGATGAATTAGAAAAAACTCGAAAAGATTTCTTTGAACTAAAAATTTCATTGAACGAAGAAGTAGAAAAACTTAAAAATTCTGATGGTTTAAGATATAATAAGATAAACTATGATGTGTTTAATCGAATTGATGTTGTTAATAATAGTTTAGCACGATTAAAACAAAGTCATGAAAAGATTACAGGTTACAACGAAAAGGTTAAAAGAAAGCTCGATGGTAAAATAGACAAACTGAACGAAGAAGTTTCGAGCAGTATCAACGAGAAGATAATAAACCTTAATGATGAACTTTCAGAAGAATTACAAACTAAGTATAACACATTAACAAATGTTTGTAATTTAATGGAAATATCAAATAACGACAAATTAACAAAGTTGTCAGACAACATCAACGAGAAAATCAAAGAAACAAATAAAGAAGTTGAAGATGTTTATTTAGAACTTTCAGAAGAATATGAAAGTGGGCTGGAAGAACTTTCAGAACACCTAACTACACAAATTATAGAAACAAATAAGGATATAGAAAAAACATCCGATGTTATTACTACATATGTAGATAAGTTAAATGAAAACATATCCAAAAGTAATGAGTTATACGAAACAAAAACAACAGATATTTCCAATTTATTACAAGAAACTGCTAATAGTCTAAACTCTTTTAAAGATGAACATGATGGTTTTGCTAAATCTACATTAAAATATATTCAAAGTGTGGAAGAAACACATAAAGATTATAAAGAAGAAGTGGCAAATAAATTATCAGAAAAGTTAAACTCTGACGAATTTAACACATATGTGGTAGAATTAAAAGAAAATTTTGAAAAACAAAATTTACAAGTTGAAGATGTAAAATCTAATATATTATCTATAACTAATAATGTTTTTGATAAAATTTCTTTAACTAATGAACAAGCTTTAAATTCTGAACAAATTAACATTTTAGTGTTGCAATTATTAGAAGAAAAGTTTAAAGTAAAATTTTCCGATGCATTATCAGAACAAGAAAAACTCAATAAAAAATCGGTTGTAAACTTAACAGATGATATTAAAACTACAAATGAGAAAGTTGAAAAGTTCTTAAACGAAACTATCATCAAAACAGAATATAAAATTTCTAAAAAAATTGAAGAAATTACAGAGTCCTTAACAAAACTTGATAAAGATAGTTTAACACTTGACGATGTAAAGAAGTTTATAGAAGATAGTGATATATTCAAACAAGAAACACAAAATGCGATTACAGATTATAAGTACCAAGATGGTTGGTTGTTCTTTAAGAAAGGTGATGGCGAATGGGAAACACCAATAAGAATAAAAACTAACGATATACAACAATTACCAATTATGGGTAGTTCTGGTCTTGGTGGTGGTGCTGTTGGTGGAAGTTTAGAAAAATATTATCTAACTAAACTGTTTGATGTAAATGGTGATTATCATAATACTGATGGTAAACTTTTAACGTATGACGAAGTAACAGGCAGATTTGTATTCACTTATGGTGTTAATGATGAAGGTACGTCAAATACTGACATATGGACTGCCGAAAAGATAATGGAATATGTTTATTCCGAAGGTAACGAAATACTTGAAGTTGATACATATGATGATTTGCCAGAAGTTGGGGAATTAGAAAAATATTATGTAACACTAGATGATGAAAATGTTTATAGATGGTCGGGAAGTCTTTATATTAATATGAACGACCCTGATTTAATGCTTCTTACAGGTACTAATTCCAATATAGATTATTTAGATTTTAATTTAAATCCTACAATACCTACCCACGAAATAGGTAGATTACATTGGAATTCAACTGATAAAACTTTAGAATTTAAGTTAAATGATGATGTGACTCTTCAAATAGGTCAAGAAGAAGTTATATATGTTTTCAATAATACAAGTGAAGATATTTTAAATGGAACTCTTGTGGGTGCAGATGTTAAAAGCAGTGTTGACCCTTTGGGTAATAAATGTATAAAACCCGTTGTTGTATCTTCAAGTGGTGGTGCTTCTGTTCTCGGAATTACTACTCAACTTATTGTAGCTGGTGGATATGGATTTGTTACTGTAAGAGGTAAATTAAGAGATTACAATACTAGTATGTGGAGTCATAACGATAAATTATTTGCAGACCCATTAGTTGATGGTGGATTAACTAATATAAAACCAGACTCTCCAAACCATATTATTAGAGTTGGATGGGTGAATAAATCAGCAGAAGATGGTATCATATATGTAGAAATAAGAATTTTAGATAAATCAGTTATGTTTGCTAGTGCTGGAGTTTATCAATTACCCGAATATACAGACAATGAAGATGGAACTTTAACTATCGAAGATGGTGTTTATGTTTTTGCTATAGATGATGAAGGTGCTGGACCTCTTAAAGATTATAGAATATCAGGAGGCAAAACAGGAACTGATTTTGATGCTATGGGGATAGGTACTAATTATATTTATGCTGAATACAACGATGGTTCACCTCAAATATTAGTAAGTCAAGATGCGAGTTCAATAAATCAATTAGATGTTATTCCTATTTACACTGTTTATAAAGATGAATTTGATGTACTTAGAATTATAGATTGGGATTATGGTGCTAAACTTATAGGTAACAAATTAAGTGATATGCACGTGAGAACTGAAAGATTTAGACCCGAAATTAATGCTTTAATGTTAGACGAAAGTGTGGGTAGATATGTTACTCTTACTGGTGGTTATATTTGGGCTGGTCATTCGAGAATAGAATTACAAGAAGTCGATTCTAGTGATGTGAGTCATTATTTGTGGCAATGGGTAAATATAGGTGGTACTTGGAGCAAGAGTGCAATAACAACTTATAATAATACTCAATATACAGATTCGACTGAGCCAACAGGTTTTAAAGATTTAATAGCGAACAGATATACTGTTCATTGGGTATTTAGAAGCGTAGCTTCAAATAGGTCAGAGTTAGGAATATTCACAGGTGGAACTAATCTTAATGGTGGTTATACTTTAGCAGAAGCACAAGAAAGTAATATGCCAGAATTAGCACCATTTGTAAGTAGTAATGCTATATTTGTTGGTAGAATTATAGTTAAAATAGATGGCACAGAAGCAGAACAAATTGATAGTGCTTTTGACACTACATATAATTATACTAGAACTTCAAACCATAATAATTTAGCTGGATTACAAGGTGGGGATGAATCAACAACACCATCAGAATATTACCATTTAACAGAAGCAGAACATACAAAGATTCAAACAGTAACAGATAGTTATGAATTTGCATATTTAGATGGTGATGGTAAAATTCCTAGTTCACAATTAACAATTGAAGCAATGGAATATAAAGGTATTTGGGATGCTAGTACAAACACTCCTACATTGATAGATGGCACAGGAAATACTGGAGATGTTTATAAAGTAAGTGTTGATGGCACACAAGATTTAGGTAGTGGCAGTATTGATTTTAAGATTGGTGATTGGGCTATATATAATGGTACAATTTGGGAAAATTCACAAAACCAAGATTTAAGCGGATTTGTTCCTTATGAAAATGCTGTTCGAGATTTAGATATGAACGGTAATGATGTAATAGCAAATAAATTTTATATTGAACAATATCAAGATATTAGTGGGACATCTCTGAGCCAAACACATCCTAATTTTTATCAATTTGCGATTTCTGAAACTCCTTATTATGATAAACAAATATTTGGTGAATTTGAATTAAGATGGGGTGATGATGAAGATTTAGCCTCATATACATCGGGATATTGTAGATTTTCTGTAAGTGTGAGTGGTACTGGAGAATATGTTTTTAGAGTTTTAGAAAACTCTAGTGATAGCACACAAACCTTAAATACTTTTAGAATAGGTATAAACAAAAACGAATTAGATGCAGTTAATGAAAAAGTGAGATTGGCATTTTCAATAAATGTTGGTATGACTAAACCAGTAATAACTATGTTAAGTGGTCAAGGATTTACATTAACAAATAGTTATACAGTTATATCAGAAGATATTACAAATTATGATTATTATTCTCACTATATACAATATTCTAATTGGATGATTGGTGTAGATGACAATAAACATTTATCATATAATGGAGTTATTGAATTATACAATGATTATTGGGCTGGAATATCTTTTATTGATAGTCAAAATTGGAACTCTTATGCAACATTATTTAGTGCTAACGCATATAATTCAGGCTTAGAACTTTTTACAGATGAGGGATATTCTTATTTATATTTAGGAACTACAACAAGTGTTGATTGAGATAAAGATTTTACGTTAAAATTAAATCAAACTACAAGTGATGCAGAATTTCAATTAGCTGGCGGTGGAGATTTTGTTTTCACTGGCGGAGATATAATTGGCACTAATTATGAAGATATACATACAGAAACTGTAGCATCAATGTTTAGTACCTGGAAAAGATTTGCTACAACAAATACTAATTTGGGTAATAGAGAAGGACTGTTTGATGTAAGTTGGAATAATGTAAGTGGTGGATTTGGACATATAAAATTTTTAGTATCTTCTAATCTAAATAAAGTTGGCGGTGTATCATTAACAATGTTAGAATCTTCTCATACAAATGCTAATACACTTACAATGGTAAGATTAGTTATGTCAAATTCATCTACAGTTATCAGCGAAGCATATTTAGAATTTACTGGTGGGTCTTTTGGGGATGATTTTACAGTAAAACAAATAAATTCTAATGGCTGGGAATTAGATAGTTCATTTAGTGATAGTACTTATGATAGTGGAACTCAAATTAGAGCTAATTCTTTAACTGGGTCAACATATGGTATATGGGGATATGATGGAAATTATTTTTATATAGATAGTAGTGGAGTATTACAATCTAATAATAAATTAAGACCTAGAGGATTACGACTTTCAACTAATGAATTGATTGAGATGGGTAGTGCAAATATTATTTATGATGGTACAGATTTCGTTTTTAGTGACAATATTAAGATATCAAATCCTAATGAAGATGCTATTTTAGAATTTTATAGTTCTGCTATAACCAATTATAGAATTGGTACAGATTATACAAATGATGAATTTTTTATAGGTGTTGATGGTATTGGTATAAATGACCATTTATTTAAAATATCACAATCTGGAACTGCTTCTAATATAACATTAGGCACTTTTATTACTCCAGATGTTGGTGATAATGTATTCACAGAAGTTCATATTGCTGGTGATTTATATGTAGATAGATATTCAACTTTTAATTTTGATGTTATATTTGAAGAAGATATAGATTTAGAAACAAATAAAGTTATAAGATGGAATGATGCTGAAACTATAACTCATAACGGTACAGATTTTGTATTTAATGACAGTATAAAAACTCCAATGGTTAGAATAGATGATATTTCTGATACACAACTTCTTATGGTTAATGGCACATCTAATGATAATGGATTTTATGTAGAAGTTAGTACATCGTATGAACCTTATACAGTATTATGGTCAAATACATCTTCCCCTAGTATGTATTTGGAAACGTTAAATTCACATTTAGAAATTAAAGCTAATTTTACTACAAAAGATATAGAATTTAATATAACAGGTAGTGGTAATGGAGATTTCCTATTTACAGGCGGTGATATTTCTGCTCCTAATCTTTCAGGTACTAATACAGGCGACCAAGATTTAAGTGGTTATGTACCATATTCAGGTGCAACTGCAAATTTAGATATGGGTGATTGGAGTGTTTTAGCAAGTGGATTTACTTTAACACAAGACGAATTATTGACAATAGGTTCAAATACTCTTACTCACGATGGCACTGATTTTGTATTTAGTGATAGTGTAAAAACTGGTGGTAGTGCGGTTCCAACTCAATCAAGTATGAGTTCAGGATTGGTTGTAAATGAAGAAGGTAATACAACGGCAGATGGCGGTGATTTTAGAGTTGAAAGTAATCTTGATACGCTTACATTTAAAATTGATGCTGATAATAATTTAGTAGAAATACATACAGGTATAATAGAACAAGCAAGAATTATCACAAGTGATACAAATGGTGATAGTGGTTCTAATCAAAAAGATAGAAACGTACTTATAAATGCAAGTTCAAACGATGTTACTTATACACTACCAACTGGTGTAAATGGTAGAAAAATAACAGTTAAAAACATAAATAGTAATTCAAATGTATCGTATATCAGCGCGAGTGTTGACATTGAGGGAAGTTCAAGTGATATACTATTAGGATATAAACAAGCAGTAACACTACTTAATGATGGTAGTTCTTGGTGGATTATATAAAATTAAGGAGTAAATAATGAGTCATATATTAGATGAAAGTTTTTGTTTAAAAGTAGCTAAAGGAGAAATACCAGGACATTCAGTAATGAGTAAGTTTGGTCAGAACGATAGTTTAACTACAGATTATCAAGATGTTTGGGATAATGGTGGTGATTATACTTATCCTGACGATGGTGTTGCTGATATTACACACATATTTTCAACAGATGCAGGGGATACAACCCAAACTATAGAGGTACAAGGATTAACATCTGATGGTACTTTGTTAATTCAGAATGTAGCTTTAAATGGTACAACTGGGGTAGAATTAGCAATTTTAGGAACCCCACTTTGGAGAGTTTTTAGATTAAAGAATATAACCGCAAGTGTTAATGGTGAAGTTGAAGATGATGAATTAGCAGGTGATGTTATACTTACAGATGGATTGATTGGTGGAACTCGTTATGCTAAAATGGCACAAGGCAATAATCAAACACTTATGGCACTTTACACTATTCCTTTGGGGTATACAGGATATTTACTTTATGGTACTAATTCTTTAGCAGGTACTTCGAGGGGTTATGCAGTATCAGGAAGATTAACTATGAGACAATACGGTATGGTGTTTCAATTAAAAAAGACATTCGGTCTTCACTCAGATGGTACAAGTTTTGTTCATATGGAACATAAATTACCTGCGAAAATACCTGCGAAAACTGATATTAGAGTTAGCGCTATTTCAAGTACTGGTTCGGGGGTTATAAACACAACTTTTGATATTCTGTTAGTAGAAGATGGATTTTAATAAATAAAAAATAGAGAGGAAATAAATGAAGTTTAGTAAATATGATAATATGGATAAAGAGTTTTTAAGAAACAGAGCAGATGATTTAATGTTTCAATCTCAATGTCCTGATTTAGCAGAAGAACAAATAATAGTAATAAATGAAACTATAGAATATATTGAAAATCTATTGAATAAAGGAGACAAATAATGGCAATGGACGCTAGTGATGTATCTATAACCGCTATAAAAATTGATATTCAAAGTACAAATGGGGTACAAGCACCGTGGTCAGAGTGTGTAACAGCAATAAATTTAGATACACCAGGAACTATAACAATAGATGATACAGACCCATACGCAATAATTTATACCATTACAGCTACAGATTATAGAGAATTAGAAATTAGTAGTGATTGTAAAATTTTATTTGAAGAGTTTGATACTATTCGATGGTTTTGGAGTGCTTCGTCATCTTCTGTCGTTTTATTAGAATTTGTTGATGGTAGTGAGTGTGTAGTAGAAGAGGGATTTACTTTTGATTTAGGATATACTGGTACTTATCGAAGAGGTTATATTTATATATATGGAAAATTAACTCTTAATGGAACAACCGATAATCATATAATTTTTAAACATTATAGAAATTTTTATTTCAAAGCAAGAGCTGACCAATATTGGAGATATGTTGATTTTGCTGATGTTTGGTATAGTGGTGGTTATAATATTTATTTTTCCTATGATATGATATCTACCGAACCAATTATAGATATTAAATATGTAGAAGTTTATAATATCGAACACACTAATTATGGTTCTTTTTTTATTCAACAACAAGGATTGAAAGGAAATATAATTTTTGATAATTGGTATATTCACGATATGAATTATGGATTATATATTACTCAATCTACTACTAAATTTGTAGATTGTACTTTTGAGAACCACACAATACAACCTTTATTATATGATTGTGGTAATAATATTGGTAGAGAACTACAAACAGAAAGAAACGCTAATACTACTAATCAGCAATCATTTCAACCATTTTTAACTTTCGAGAATTGTCTATTCAAAGATTTAGACAATCCTAATTATATGGCTTATATATATTATGGGTCAAATGTCTATTATAAAGAATGCACTTTTGAAAGAACAGGAACCCCAACAGGTGTTTGGGGAGGTCCGATAATTTCTAACAATGGAACCGCAGTATTCAACGATTGTACTTTTACAAATTTATCTTCTAATAAACTAATATGGGGCGGTGCTTGTTTAGATGGAAGAGAAGTCGCTATAACTGTTAAAGACCTTTCTAACGAACCTATTGAAGATGCAAGTATAACTATTTTACAATCAGAAGGTAAGGAAAAATGGATTGGTAAAACAGATGAGAATGGACAATTATTAAATATTCATGGAGACAATCCCGTATTAATAGAAAGAGAAGAATACACTTTAGGAGTTTATATAGATTGGAGTAATTCAGAGGTGGGTGGGCAATATCATAGTATAACAGTTTCAAAGGATGGATATTCCACTGAAACAATAAACATAGAAGTAACAGAAGATAAAGATATTACAATAAATTTAACACCAATTGCAAAAACGAATACAGTAATTCATAATAGTACTATCATAAATAGTACTATATATTAAAAACAAGGAAAGAAAATGGAATGGATTTATTACACACTTATATTAGTGTGGTACTTCTTAACAGGAAGTAGAGAAGGACTATTATGGTCTAAAAAAGAAAGTTGGTTAGGTTTACAAAATCATCATTGGAATTTATTAAATATATTATTTGGTGCTTTTATACTTATACTAAGTATGGCAAGTGTAGAAAGTAAATTATTAGTATTAATATTAGGTTTATTTTCTTTTGTTTGGTTAGGAAGTAATGCAATTAGAAATTTTATGAGTGTGAATAACGAAAATGAGATAGTCAAAGGAATTGATTATCATGGTGCGAGAGCTTTAGAAGGTCTTGGGTTGTTTATACCCTTTTGGTGTTTAAGTGGTAGCTTCCTTTTAACATCAGCTTTTTGGATTTTTGGTAATTGGGGATATAAAAAATTGATGAATAAGATAATGTTTAACAATATGTGGCATTATTCAGGAATTCGTATCTTCCGACTATTTGGTGAGGAATATCCATATCAAGATTGGTATTACGATTTATCACTTATTTTTGGTGTTTTAGCTGTAGTTGTTAGTTTTATTTTATAAATAATAGTATGAATTTAGACATTACACTATTAGATTTAATATCAGTATTCTTGGTTTTACTAAGTTATACTATTACTATTGTTGTATATTATGTGATGTTCATTCGTAATAAAAAAGATAATATTAATAATAAAGGTGATAAAATAAAATGGATGTAACGATAATAAAGTATTTAGTTGAAGGTGGGATATTAGGGGTAATTGCTTATTTCTATTTTACTGGAAACAAAAAACGTGATAAACAACAAGAACATATAATGAATAAAGCATTGGATAAAGCTTTTAGTAATAATGTTGTGAGTGATGATACCAAAGTTAATTTAGTAGAAGAAGTAAGAAGTTACCAAACAAAAAATATTCAAGAGCATAACGAACTTAAAGATATGATGAAAGAGAATCAAAAGTATTTCAAGGAAATAAAACAAGAAATGGCTGATTTATATGCGTTATGGAAAGTTGGTGAAGATACTAATAGTAAGAGAAAACATTATATGGGGGTTATCAGGTCTAAGATTGGTGATGTACTTCCTTTCTTTAATGAAGAAAAACTAAGAATTTATATTGTAGAACAATGTGCCGACTTCGGTGAATGGATAATGGATAGTATGTCGTATATGTTTGATAGTGATTCTGATATGGGATTTGCAATAGAAAAACTTAAGACTATATGTACTAATATGTGTTTAAAATGTAGAGACCAATTCTCTCAAGAAGTTTGTGATAAAATAGACGAATCTAAAAATGTAAAATTAGCAACATATATCAAGAAACTTGAAAGTATGACTGGTGATATTGTTAACGACAAAGTTAGCAGATTCTTCAATCATTCTATATTATTCATGCAAGATATATCAAGTGATATATTACAAGCATGGGCAACCGCAGAAAATAAAGAACCTGTAATTATGAAGGAAATGAATGGTTTGGATGAACTAAGAAGAATTACAAAGAAATTACATTTAAATTTAAACGAATCAGAAATAGAAGAATAATAATAAATATACATAATAATCAATACAAGCCCTTTAATTAGGGCTTTTTTATGTCTAATATTATAAATAATGATATGAGTGGTCTGAATTATGAAATATCTAACAAACTTAACGGGAAATTAAACAATTCTAAAAGTCCTTATGTTAAACTCATAATACCCGAAACCGATGATAATTTTGATAATCCTGAAACACTAACAATAGAATGGGATACAGGCTATATTAATAGTAGATATTTTTTAAATGTTAAAATAGATTTATACACAAATGAAGATGTGTTTGTATCAACATTAACAAGTAGTACTTCAAACGATGGTAGCTATATATGGTCTATAAGTAGTGTAACAACAGGCTTTTATAAAATAAAAGTGAGTGTTGTTGGTTGGGAAGATATAAATGGTGATAGTGGGGTTTTTTACATGACTTTACCTATTACATATTCGAATGTTGGGTGGATATTACTAAATGAAAAAATAGAAGATGTCACGTTTCAAGGTGTTACTAATCCTTGGATATTATTAAATGAAAAAATAGAAGATGTTGAATTTGCTGGAAATGATGAAGGTTGGTTATTAACAACAGATGGAGTTTAAAATATGAAATATTACGCAACGAAAGTTGGAATAAATGATATAAGCGGTGATGCCGAAATAATAGAACAAGTTGAAATAGGTACTCCATTAGTCAATTATTGGGAACATAGTGTAGTTACAGACACAAGTGGAAATGCTTATTATAGTTATGCTGGAGTATTTGGAAAAATAAATGTAGATTCACCTTACACCAAAACAGAAATAACATTATCAGATTGTGGTTATGCTACACAAGAAATATATGGGATGATGGTAGATAGAGATTCTGAATATTTATATTTAGTGATATATGGTGCTGTGGGTGTTAGTGCCCAATATTTACTAAAAATTCCATTGGATGATTTTACTTATGGTAATACAACATTAGTGAAAGATTTTGGAACTAAAGCTTACACTCGTCAATCACAAATAGATAAATTTGGTAATGTTTGGTTTGATGCTTTTAGTGGTAGTTATGGTGTGAATATGTTAGAAAAAAGTACTAATAATATAATAGCTGGTGGAGTTACATTTGGTTCTGTTATAGTATTAGACCAACATGGAGTTGCTTGGTCATTTGGAAGTGAAACGTCAGGGGGAAGATATAGACATTTTTACGATTCTGCGTTACATACAGTAACAACTTCTAATCCTGTGGGTATAACTAACAAACTTCAAATAAAAGATGGAGTTTGTGATAAAAATAATTATGTTTGTTTGTTATATAATATTGGCACTGACACAACTACCGCGTGTAAAATAATAAGAATTGATGTATCAGATATAAACAATCCTGTAGATTTAGATGAAATAATTCTAACTTATGGTGGTAGTAATTTGACAGATTGTTATAATTTACATACTAATTATGCAGGTGATTATTTTTTCTCTACTTATGGTGCAATAGATGGATATAATACTTATAAGGTAGATGGTAGCACAAAAGCGATAACATTATTTCTTGTTGGTGTTGGTTCAAAAACATTTGGAAATGACCCATATGGATTTTTATTAACAGATAAAGGTTGTACTGGTGCTAGTGTAAGTTAATTTTTATAAATAACAATATAACAATATAACAATAAACAAAAAGGTTTTAAATATGAAAATACAATTATTAAACGAAAACCATAGTGGTTATGGTATGCTAGTTGAAAATTCTAATTCTACTTGTGCTGTTAGAAAAGTATTAAACGAAGCTAATGGTAACATTATGGAATTTTTAATTAATGGTATATATATGCAGGGGGATATTCAAAATCGTAATGGTAGAATATATCCATTCACTAATGTTTTATTACCCGAAGTTCAAAGATATATAGCAGAAGTTGTAAATATGAACAAAGCGGGTATGGAATTAAATCACCCCGATAGTTTAGAACTTGATTTAGAAAGAACTTGTGGTAGAACAAAAAGATTATGGTGGGAAGATAACAACATTCTTGGTGAATCTGTTATTGGTAATCATGGTGTTGGTGCTTTAGTTCAAGATTTATTCAATATGGGATTTGAAATAGGTGTTTCAAGTAGAGGTACTGGAACAGTTGGTAATGATAAAAAGGTTGAAGAAGATTTTAGACTATACTATATAGACGTAGTATTCCAACCATCAGCACCAGATGCCATTGTACATGCCATAACTAATGAATCAGCGGATTTAATATATAAAGAAGGGTTATTGTCAGAACAAGAGATAGAAGGCTTTAAAAATGCTTTAAAAACGATTAACCCCAAAGATAGAGTAGCATTATACAATACTATTATAAATAAGATAAATGGATAAAGGATATAATATGAGTAATATAGACGAATTTTATAATATTGTAACAGCCGAAGATTTAGCTAATACCCATTTGAAAGAATCTGTTTACGATAGTGGGGATATAGGTCATCCATTAAAGAATACTATTAATTACGATATAGATGTTGAATTAGAAAATAGAAATAAAGAACCTATTAACGATAGAAGCATTGAAGCAGTTAAAGAAGGTTATCTATCAAAAGAAGACTTTATGAAAAAACATATTGATATTGTAAAAAGCGATTTTGGGGAGGATTTAGAATTAGAACCCACAGATGTAAATTTAGTGTATAGAAGTATAGTTAGTGACCCAGATTATGATTCATATGATATAAATAAAAAAGAAATTAGTGATTATTTAAATAAAACACTAAGAGAAGGTTTTTTACTTAAAAGAAAAGAATCTAAAAAAATACAAGTTTCCGAACAAAATAGTATTATGGGTTATAATTATAATGATTTAAAATCTATGTTACGCACAGAAGGTAAAGATACTTATATAAGTATTCGTAAAAATGATGTATTAATAGAAGGCGTGGTTGTAAAACGTACTGAGGATAGTATATTATTTGAACACGAAAATAGAAGATATAATATTATAAAATAAAAAAGGAATATATTATGAAAATACTTTCAGCAAAAAATGATATAATCACAGAAGACTTTGTAATTATTCAAGATGATGTTGTTGCTGTATTAGAAGAAGATAATAATTCTGTAACATTAAACGTTAAAAAAGATAGTGGGTTTGATTTAAAAGATTCCGATTACACATTAACACTAGATAAAAATATGTTTGAACAAAATTTCAAAACTATTGATAATGTAGATGAAGAATGCGATGAAGAATGCGATGTTAACGAAAAAGAAGTGTCACAAGATTATGTAGACCCAAAAATCAAAGACGATGAAAAGAATATGATTACACAGAAAATCGACAGAATAGAAAAACTTCTTCAACAAAATGAAACAGACGATGAAATTTATCAGAAAAGTAGTACAAAGGTGAAGGAAAATGTTGAAAAAAGGATTAATGATTTACAACCTGTTAAAGAAATGGAAAAACACGATTTAACAGAATCTATAACAGAACAAGTAGATAGATTGGTTTCATTAGTAGAAAATAAAACAATTACTAAAAATATGAAATCTAAAGTTAAAAACATTATTGAAAATTTCTTAAACGACCAAGTAAAAACATTATCAGAAACATTTGACGACAGATTAAAACTCAAAGTTGTAGAAATTGAGCAGAATAAAGAAAAAGAAATTAATGAATTCGTTATCAAAGAAAAGAAAAGAATTGATAAGTACATAGATTATGTTTCAAGACAAATTATGATGGAAATGAAAGATAGCTTTGTAGATGAAGAAATGGTTAAAGAATCTTTACAATATAAAGAAGATTTAAAGAAATTTGAAGAAAAGTTTAAAAGATTGAATAAATCATACATTACACTTCAAGAAGATAACCATAAACTTGAAGAAACACAAACCAACCAAGTAACTGCAATATCTTCATTGAAAGAAAACAACACTAAACTTAGAAATAAAGTAAATCTTTTAATCAAACACGGTTTAGTTAGAGATATTACAGAAAATGTTGATAATGAAGATACTAAGAAATTAATCGAAGAACGAGCAAGTAAAATACCAGTTAAGAATTTTGAACAATTCTATAATGATTTGAAGAAAGAAGCAATTGGTATATTAAAAGAAGATAAGCAAAAAGAAAGAATTAGCAAAAAAATTAAAAAAGATAAATTAATTGAAAAACTTCAAGAAACTTATAAAAAAGAAGAAACTGAATCAGTTTTAACTACGGATAGCACACCAATATTTGAAAACAGTACCGAAAAAACTGCTGACGATGTGTATACTGGTATGCTATAATAAAAAAACTTTTATAACTTATAGGTTTTCAGTTATAAATAATAGTATAAGATAAAAAAATTACAAATAATTAAAATTCAAAGAGGTACAAAAAAATGGATAAAAACAAAAATGAAACTGCTTTAAACGAGAAGGATAATTCCAGACTTGTTGTAAAGTGGCAAAAGCTCCTACTTGCTGAAAATGCGCCGAGTCTTCAAAAAGACGAACTTGGTACTGTAGCAAGGCTGATTGAAAATCAGCACAACTGGGTTGAGTCTCAGTATGAGCAAATGGGTAAAAGCCTTAACGAATCTTACATTCAGTCTACAGGCGGTGTTGAACCGTTCTTAAAGATTTTAGTTCCTACTATACGTAGGGCATACAAATCTATGTCTGCTTTAGATTTAGTTGGTGTTCAACCTATGAATGCTCCTCAAGGTTTTGCATATGCACTTCGTTTCCACTATGCTGGTGACAGAGATAATGTATGGCAACAACCAGGTTCATTGGATAGAGCATCTAATGAAGATAACGTTGCAAATGACAACGATACTTATGGACCGCAACACATGTCTTATGTACTTGTGTTTGCAAAAGATACAACAGGTGGTTCTAGTGCAACAGCAGTAGATTACGCAAATGTAACTGTTGGTAATTTACTTGCCCACGAATACTCAGTAGCAGCTGGTACTGGTGATACTCTTACAGCTAAAGAAGGTGGTGGTGTAGGTTTTGCAGATGAAGAAGATTATATTGCTGGTGAAATTGTTTATAAAGAAGAAACATCAAGCTTTGTAAAAATCATGGTTAACAGATATACAAAAGCTGATGATAGTTTAGCATTTATTCCAGCTACAACTGATACTGTATATTTTACTGACGTTACATATGATGCTAATGTTGTAGATACTGGTGATGATATTGATGTAAGTGATTACGATGCTGGTGCAATTACACAGTATTTCCATAATGAAATTGGATTCAGATTTGTTCTTAAAAACTTTACTGGTAGATATACTACAGCAGAAGGTGAACAAATGGGTGTTTATGGTTCTCCTGATGGAACTCCTGAATGGAAAACTATTAAGATGACTATGGAAAGAGTACCAGTGTATGTTAAGACTAGAAAGTTAAAACTACAATACTCTGATGAAATGTATCAAGATTTAAAAGCCGTTCATGGTATGTTAGTTAACGAAGAGCTAATGAGAATTGCAGAATTTGAAGTAGCTAATGAAATTAACGCAGACATCCTTGAAAGAATTCTTACTGTATCTACTAACGCAGGTAGTTGGAAGTATGGTGATTATGTAGGATTTGCTAATGCAACTGCATCTGGTGATGGTACACCTGTAGCTGTTACAGCTATGGCTGATGGTAGATATGAAAAAGAAAAGTTCGCAACATTAGCAACTAAGCTAAGAAAAGAAGCTAACGAAATAGCACTTTATACAAGAAGAGGTAGCGGTAACTTTGTTGTTGTTACACCTAATGTATTAACTTGCCTTCAAGCTCTTGACTTTATTCCTGTAGCAGCAACAGCAGGTGAAGCTCTAATTTCAGGACTTTCTTTCGTAGGTATGTTACAAAACCTTAAGGTTTATGTAGATACTTATAACTTATTTGGACAAGATTATGCTCTTGTTGGATATAAAGGACAAAGTCAGTATGATGCAGGTTTAATTTACTGTCCATACATCGCACTTCAAGTTAAGAAAGCGATTGACCCTGATTCAATGCAAGATGTTTATGGTTTCTTAACAAGAGACGCTATCATAAACAACCTATATGGTGCAGAGTACTACTATAGAACAGTAACTGTTGACTTAGATGGTTCATCAATTGGTGGATTAAACTAATAACGGTTTAACATAGTGTTAAAGGGGTTCTTCGTGAACCCTTTTTTCGTCTATAAATATTACTGAATGTTAAAGAATGTTAAAGAATGTTAAAGAAAGTTAAAAAAAGACTTGACAAAGAAACATTTATTTTGTATATTATAGGTGTAGTAAAATTTTATATCTAAAATTTTATTTTAATTATAAATCAGAGAAAAAACATATGTATAAGAAAAATCATTACATTGATAACACCGAATTTTTTGATGAACTTTGTTTATGGCAAGATTTTGAAGAAAAAGTTTACTGGTATAATGTTCTTGATGATGGTGTTAAAGAAGCAGAATTAGGAATAGAGAATGTGATAAAGGATAATGAAGACTTCTACAATAAAAAAGATTACATACAACATACCAAATTAAGAAAAATCACACTTACATCAGTAGAAAAAGAAAATATCAAGAAAATGAAGAAAGAAGTAAAACACAGAGAATTACTGATTAACAAAAGAATACAAGAATATGAAGATAGGATAAAAGACTGTAATGATAAAATAAAGAAAGTCAAACTATCAGGTAAAGAACGAACTAAACATAGAAAGGTGTATAATAATATAGGTATTAAAGTAAATCTTATTATTGACAATTTTTCAATTAAACCACAATACAGAAATTATCCATTTTTAGAAGATATGAAAATGTTAGCGATGGAACATTGTATTAAAGGATTAAGAACCTTTGATAGAAATAGGAAAAATAGTAAACCCTTCACATATTTTACATTTGCAGTTTGGAGAGCCTTTCTTCAAGAAATTAAAAAAGAAAAAGACTTATTAAAGAACAAATTCAATTATGTTAAGAATTTTGTAAGTGATAGTATGCAGATGTATGATTATAATAGTAATTCAGACACAAATGTGGATTATACGCAAAAGAATCCTAATGAAAATTTTATTAACGATGTTGAAGTTGATAAAGATTTTATATATCAATAAATAATTTTTCAAGTTGGTGTATTACTTTTATAAATAAGTGTATAAGAAATATATTATAAATGTAATACAAGGAGTAAAAAATGGAAAAAACACTAGTAGTAAGATTACCAAAAGAACTTGATGATTTTTTAGAAATCGCATCTAAATCTAAATATATGAATAAAAGCGTATATATTAGAGAACTTATAAGAAAAGATTGGATGTGTGAAATAGATAAAAGTAGTAAGATGTTAGGAACAGGTGTGTATAATGAAGAAGCATAATACAATATACAAAATAACCAATTTGATTAACGAAAAATTTTATATCGGTCAACATTCTACTAATGATTTAGATGATGGTTATATGGGTAGTGGTATATATCTCAAAAGAGCTTTTGATAAATATGGGGTAGAAAATTTTAAAAAAGAAATTCTTCATAATTTTGATAATTTTAATGATATGAATAATAAGGAAATAGAAATAATTAACGAAGAATTTGTTAAAAGAAAAGATAATTATAATATTATATTAGGCGGTTGTTATGATTATAATATTGAAATACCAATAAAAACTAAAAATCATAAAAGTTGTGGTAAAATAAAAACCATAGACAAAAACGGTATAGTCAAACATACAGATAAAAAAGACCCCAAACTATTAAATGGTGAATTAGTTGGGGTTACAAAGGGTAAAATTGTTGTTATTGATAAAAATGGTAACACTTTTAATGTGGATACACACGATGAAAGATATTTAAATGGGTCGTTAAAAGGTATAACAAGTGGTAAAAAATTAGTAAAAGATAAAGATAAAAATGTATTTTGGGTCGATAAAGATGATAGACGATTGTTAAATGGTGAGCTTAAAAGAGGTACAAAAAATGCTTTGAATAGGTATAAAAGAAGAAATGGTTTAAAATAATTTAAGCCCTTAAAGAAGGGCTTATTTGCTTGTTTTAGGAGGAAATAACATTTTAAGAAATTATGAAATGCTAAATCTATACCCTTATTTATAAAATTAAAACACAAACTTACACGAAAAAGGATAAATAATGTCAAGAAATACAATAATAAAATTAAAAGATTTAGATTGTGATAAATTTAAAGAAGTTGATAAACCACAATTTTACGGGGATGATGGTAAACCTATATGGCTTAATACGTCACATATGGCTATAAAATTACGACCTGTGGAAGATGGAGGTTTCTTTGAATTATCAAAAGATAAAAGAATAGAACTTACAGAAGAAATGATAAAAGAAGCTGATATAATGAAATGTCACTATTTTTATGAAATACAAGAATGCAAATGTATAGACCCCACAGATATGAAGGACTATTTTGGTTATATGATAAGAGGGGCGCAAAAAGATGGTCATAGTTTATATTTAGAATATATAGGAAAAATTAAAGAGGATAAAGAATGACAGTATTTAGTAAACAAATATATGCACCACATGATGGATACGCATATTACATAATGGTGGATGGGGTTGGAAAAGAACGTCTTGGTAGAATATGGGCATCAGTCGAAGCTACAAATAAGTTGGCGTATAATTTAGAATCAGAATATGAATTCTTGGTTGAATTTGATAACAAACCTGTCTTTGTAAAGAAAGATTGTAAAGACAAAGAAGAAATTAAAAAATCATACACTGATGTGAAATATACCAAAACAAAATAAAAGACTTGACAAGTAGTATAAGTTTTTGCTATATTGTTAAAAACAGGAGAAAGTAAATTATGAAGGATTATAAACCATTATTGGTTGTTAAAATGCCTATAGGTAGAATGACAACTAAGGTAATGAGAGAACAAATGCAAATATACAGAGAACAATTTGTAGAAAGTTATGAAGACCAATACAACATCGCATTAGTTGGTACAACAGAAAAAGAGTGGGGATTCGATGGTTTCTTTGCTAATACAGAACAAATAGAAACTATAAAGAAACAAGCAGAAGAAAAGACAAAAGAAATTATGGAGGGTTTGAAAAATGAAAAATAAAACATTTAAAATGAAAGCCAAATTATATATTGAAGATAACCCAGAGCACGATATAGATTATGAGTTTGGTGAAGTTTCGGAAGAATTGTTTGAAGATTTAAAAGCTTGTATGGGTATGAGTATGCCAAAAGAAGTAAAAAGAATTTTACACTTTGAAGGTGTGATGACCATTGTACAAGATTGGATAAAGAAAGAAGGTGTTGATAGTATAAAATATTTAATTTCCGAAAATGAAGAAGAGGAAGAGGAAGAGAAAGAGGAAGAAGATAATGATAATTACTTTCAAAAACAAATAGATAAACTTGACGAAACACGTGATAATCATTTTTTATATGCTATGATTTATAATATAAACGATGATGGTTGGATTGGTAAAATTGAAAGATTTCCATATGGTGATGATTATCCGTTAGAAAAGAATTTTAATGTGGATGGGGTGTTGAAGTTTATACATTATAATAAAACAATTCCAGTGTTTGCCCCCAAAAAAATATATGATGATATTAAAAAATTAGAGGAAAAAGATGGCAAAAAGAAAGAAAAAGAAACTGTTTGATGTAGAATTTGAACAAGAAGTTATAAAGTCAGTAGTAGACCATTATATAGAAGGTATAAAGCCCGAAGAGTTAGATGAAAAGGCTGTTATAGATGCTATAGCTTATGGGGTGGAAATGACTATTGGTAGAATTATGCACGAAGCAACTCCAAGAATCGCAGAAACATTAAAGAATGAATTTAATGGTTATAGGATAACGGTTGAATTGATTGATGATGAATTAGAAGCACCATTAGATATTAAAGATGGTGACGCAGGTTTAATTATCAGCACAAAAATTAAAAGTAAGGTAGACTTTTAAAAAATCGTAACTGTTTAAAAAAAGAGCTTGACATTGGCTCTTTTTTTGTTTATATTGTTTTCAGACCGCAAATAAAAGCGGAAAAACAATAACAAAAATGGAGTAGAAATATGACAAGAGATTTATTTAAAACCATTTATACCAGCTATAAGTTTATGGGTATAAAAGAATTATCAACGATGACAAGAACTAACGAAAGTACTGTAAAAAGTATTGTTAGTAGATTGAAAAATGGGAATTTAACCGACCAAATGGTTCATTTCATGACAGAAATTAAACATGGTATTGTTATGGCTGTTAGTAAACCTAAAGGAGTTGGTAGTAATAGTAATGGTAATAGTGGTGCTGTTAAAGTGGATAAGCCACATAACTGGACAGCAGATGAAATGTCATTTGCTTGGGAACATAAAAATATCCTAAGCGATTTAGCGATAAGTCGGGTAGTTTACAAAACCGAAATGGGGGTAAATTCTAAACTTTATAAGTTAATACATAATTATAGAGGTGAGAAGGATAGATTTATAGGTTTGCTTGGTGATGCTAGTTTAGTCCCAACACCATTAGAAACACATCAAATAACAGGCGAACATCAAAAAATGATGATTACACCAACCGAATTAACAGATGAAATCAAAGCATTTATCAATCATAACCCACACTTAAATGCATCACACATTCAAGATAAATTTAATGTTAATTATACCGTAGCTAAAAAATACATTGATAGTTTATATACAACTGATATTGTAGATGTTGGACTTGAAGATGATAAATATATATCAAATGTAAAAGACGATGATGTTGATATTGTAACGCCTATTACACCACAACCTAAAGCTAAATTAGGAAGACCTAAAGGTTCTAAAAATAAAACTACAGAAAGAAAAGTGGTTGAAGTGATAGAACACGATAGAAAAGCTACAAGTGTATCATCACACACAAGGGTTATTAATGGAAGTGATGATGTAGTAACAACACTTGTTGGGTGTATTAATAGTTTAGTAGAAAAAGAAGTACAAAACGTTTTAAAAGATTACATATTAACTAAAAGGGTTAACTAATGAAAGTCGTAAAGACAGTAAAGAAGTTTAAAATCGCTGGTATACCTATTATTATTGTAAATGGTATACCAAAGGTTGATATTAAAGTAAACAAAGAAAAATTAAAAATGGTTGGAATATATAATGAGAATGTTTGAAATGGTACGCCCCGAATTTGCAAAAAATAAGGATACTGCACCAAACTTACCAAGAAGGTCAACTTCTAAATCCGCAGGTCATGATTTCTTTTTACAAGAAGATGTACAAGTAAATCCTGGTAAAGTTGTTGTTACTTGGACTGATGTTAAAGTAAGGTTAAATGATGATGAAATGCTCAAAATACACATTAGAAGTTCTTTGGGTATTAAATATCAACTTATGATAGCTAATGGTACTGGTGTTATTGATTGCGTACCTAAAGGAACTTTAATATCAACCCCTAATGGTGATAAAAAAATAGAAGATATTTTTAATAGTACAGAATGTGAATTAGTTTTATCTTATAATGAAGAAACAAATGAGATTGAAAATGATGTTGTTGGTGATGTATGGATTGTTACTGATTTAGAGTTATTAGAGATTGAAACAGTGGATGGGGATAATATCAAAATACCACTAAAGAAAGAAGTTTATACTGAACGAGGTTGGGTGAAAGCTGAGAAATTAACAATAAATGATAAAATTTTAAAAATTTAAATTAACTTTATGTATTACTTTTATAAATAATAGTATATAAATAAATTTAATGGTGGTTTGGTATGATTAAAAGTTGTGAAGCGTGTGATGTAAATTTTAGTGTTGTTAATTGGAATAAAAATAAAAAATTTTGTTCGCATAATTGTTATTGGGAATCAAAGAAAAAGAAGATAGTGGTTATAAATTGTAGAAATTGTGGAAAAGAAATAACAAAGATGGAAAATAATTCTAAAATATTCTGTAATAAAAAATGTAGCGGTGAGTTTAAAAGAAAACACAATCCTAATAACAAACAAATTGTGAAACGATGTAAATATTGCGAATGTGAGTTCATATTGCCAAAGTATAACAATACACAAAAATTTTGTTCTAGATATTGTTTTTGGGAATATAGAAGAAATAACAAAGATGTTATAATACAATCTAATCAATTACCAGAAGAAAAAATAAGAAAGATTTGTAAAACTTGTGGTTGTGAATTTGACATTCATAAATACCGAGAACATACTGCTAAATTTTGTTCTGTTGGGTGTTTCCGAAAATCTGGATATTGTGTGTCTAAATTTAGTCAGGATGTATTTAAAGAATTAAAGAATTTCTATAATGATATAATAGATGAAGAAATATTTAATTTCGATGATAGAAAAATCATTCCCGATATAAGAAGAAATAATAAGATTATAGAATGTTATGGAGATTATTGGCATTGTAATCCTGATATGTATTCCTCTGAATACTTTCACAAACATAAAAAAGAAATGGCTGATGAAATATGGGCAAAAGATAATATTAGAATAAAATACTTAGAAAATAAAAATTATAATGTGTTTATACTTTGGGAAAAAGATTGGAATAACAAAAAAGAATTGATGTTAAAACAAATGAAGGAGTTTTTAAAATGAAATTTGTAAAAATTAAAAAAATAGAAAAAACTGAAACAGAACCGATATATCATTTAAATGTTGAAAATAATCATAATTTCTTTGGTAATAATTTATGTCTTCATAATTGTGATTATTACGGAAATACTGACAATGATGGTAATATCGCTATGGCATTATATAATTATGGTTCACACGCCATAATATTGAAAAAAGGCGATAAAGTAGCACAAGGTATTATTGAGAATTATTTAGTGTGTGATGACGATAACATTGAAGAAATAAGAGGTGGCGGTATAGGTAGCACAGGAAAATAAAAATAAAAAACTTGACTTTTACGAAATTTTGTGTTATATTGTACTGTATCGGAACAATAGAGTTACGGTTAATTAACATAAAGGAGTTTATAAAATAATGAAAAAATTTAAGAAAAATGCAATAAGAACATTAGATGAATTTTTAAACTATCCATTAAATACGGGTCACGATATTCTTAATAGATTTTCGAGATTAGATGGCGCTATTGATGTTGGTACAGGTTTAGAAAGGGCTGTCTATATTCCTGGTAAAAGACCTGATAGAGTTGTGTTAGTAGCACACGCTGATACGGTTTGGGATAATAGTGGTTGGAGAGGTACACATTCTGTTAACTATGCTAAGGGTATAGGTGCTGATGATAGAGCAGGTTGTGCAATACTATGGTTATTAAAAGATAGTGGTCACTCATTACTCGTTACAAATGGTGAGGAAAGTGGTCTTAAAGGTGCTAACTATATTATGAGAAATGAACCTGATTTAGCTAAAATAATTAATAGCCATCAATTCATGGTGCAATTTGATAGAAGAAATGGTACAGACATTATTACATATAATGTAGGAACACCTGATTTTAGAGAATATGTTGCAGATTCACTTAAAGGATATGGTTTTAGTTTAAGTGTTGGAAGTGTTACAGATATATGTAGATTATGTAAAGATATATGTGGTGTTAATTTAAGTGTTGGTTACTACCATGAACACACATCACAAGAGTATATAAACAAAAACGAATGGTACAATGCTTTCTACGCTACTAAAAGGTGGTTAGTGCAAGAACTTCCAAAGTTCGTTTTAAAAAAAAATCCAAAAAGTTCGGTTTCTAGATATGACCATGCTGTTTCAACGATTCGTGGAAATGGTGGTACTACTACTGGTTATACTGAGGATTACTGGGATGCTTTTATGGGTGGTAATCATGACTTTACTGCGCCAATCGAAGAAGCACAAGTTCTTCAATTAACATATTTTCCGAAAAAAAAACTAGACGATTTATCTAAAACTCCACACCTTGACATAATAAGAGAAGAAAGGTGTAGAACTATTAAAGAATATGATAAAGATTGGGAATCGTTGCTTAGACGAAGAAGAACTGTATGGTAAAGTATCAAAAAGAATTTAAAAGTATTAGAACAGGGTATGACTTGGAACACTTTTTAAAAACAGAATTATCTTATAAGTA